NTCCAGCACCCGAAGCTCATAAGGCGGATGCGCGCGCTGGCGGCGATGTTCGGGGGCGTCCCGGTGTTCTGCGGCAGGAACGCGCAGGGCCGCGACTACTTCATACGTCTCGACGAGGAGCACTTCTGCAAGGAGTGGGACTTCAGATGAACTCAAAGTTTCATGAGGAGTGGAAGGCTGAGGTTCGCGACGGCATACTTAAGGACTTAGAAGGGAAGCTGTTTACCGGGGACTTTTACATTTTCATCATGGACGCTCTCGATGACGCATGTCCGGTCTGCGGCGAGGGTCCGGTATTCGTGCACGGTAAGCACGGGACTGAGGAGACTTGCCAGAACTGCGGTGCCGAATGGGAGATCCATACTACGTACACGCGGCATATAGTGAAGTACGGGCCGGAAGGCGCGCCGTGGGAGTCGAGCTTCAAATGAGGATCATTATTGAGGAATGTCCCTGTGGCTGCTCGGGCGATTTTGGCGTATATAACAACGGCATCCTCAGACTTGGCAATCCTCAGAAGGTTTATGAAAACATGCTGCCTATGTGCTTGACACATGAGATCTTGCATGAGGTGATTGAATTGGTTGAAAGCTTGAGGGCTTCAATATGCTTTGACAATATCTTTCACATGTTCGATTTAAACTATCTACTGATGCCGAAGGGCTTCGACGGATATTTGCAGCAAAGAGCCGAGCATTTGTTTGCTTGGATGGTGGATTCATGAGTTCGGTCGATCTCGTCCTCGGTCTGTCCATGGCGACCTTCGTCGTCTCCGTGGTCGGGACTGCGTTCACGTCGTGGGTGGCGTGGCGGCGGATGCGGCAGGACGCGGAGTCGCTGGAGCTGGAGCGCAAGAAGCTCGCCTGGTGGCGGGAGCAGAGGCCGACGGCGATGATGGTCGGGCCGAGGGTCGAGGAGGTCAGGGCCGCGGCGCAGAGTTGGAAGCTGATGAAGGTCTTCGTCTCGACGTCGATGCTCATAACGCTAACCATCCCGATATCGCTGTTCTGGTGGGGGATCAACGCGGAGCAGCTCTGGAAATGGGCATTGACCGAGTACGTTCACAGCCTGATACTGTACGCGGGGATGAAGCTGTGGAAGCGGATTCGTCCGAAACAATGTAGGGGGGTGTTGGGTTGATAAGGAGTGATTTGTTCTGGCGCATAATGAAATTGCCTGAGCATCTGCGGCGGATCCTCATAGAGGACGTCGCGGATACGATAGACAATCGCGTCAAGACGATGGAGAGGCTCGCCGCCAAGGAGCAATGATATCGTTGAATTGGCGGAGGGTGTTGCTGGTTGCCGCCGTCGCCGTGCTGCTGGTCGCTGTGTTCGCTGTGGCGTACCTCGACTGGGCGAGCACCAGGATCTCGAGTTCCGGCACCGTTAGCGTAATCGGGCTCGACGCGAGTGCGGATCATGTTGACTGGGGGACCGTGTGGCCGGGTGACAGTGTCACGAGGAACATCAGCGTCGTCCCGGCGGGGAGCGTCCCTGTGACTCTCGCGGTTATAACTGGGAATTATACTCCTAGTAATATGTCTGGATACTCACGGCTGACTTGGGACTACGCGAACCAAACGCTGGATCCGGGTCAATGGTTCCCGGTAAATCTCACATTGCAGATCTTCGCCAACGTCACAGGCATAACCGAGTTTTCCTTTGACATCACGATACGCGCCAACGCTGCATAATCTCCAATCCTTTTTTATCTCTACGACAGAAGCCTTCAAGTAGTCTGAGGCAACATGTCTAATAAACTCCAACAAGGTTCAAAAAAATTTGAAAGTTTACAAATCAAAACATAGTAATTATATCTTGAGTAATAGCTCAAAAATAATATTATATTGCTGAGCATATCCAATATGCCTATGAGCATATCTAATATGCAAAAAGAAATAAAAATATGTTGCAAGACATATTGACTATGCTTATAAGCATATCTCGAGCATATTATAGTGAATGTCAATGGTCAATAGTTATAACTCAAAGTGTTCTGTGAAGTGCAATAGTCAATGCGCCATAGAGTTCAACCATCAATGATATGTGCAAAAAAAAAAATATGGATATTTAAGTCATCTCATTGTTTGTCTTCTTGGTTCATTTCTTTGTGATCACTTTCTGTTTCCTTGGTCTCTTATAACCGAGAAATATAACTATAGAGTTATTTTCTTTGTTATAACTTACAATGCCACCTTGGGACTCATTATAGAGTTCAACGAGCTTGGCGTCATCTCTGATTGTGCTCGGAATTGTAAACATAGCAGTATTTCTAGAGAACATTATTGGTCTGTACAAAGTTGGGTCTTTTGTGACTAACTTCTGAGGATCTTTGATAGTTGAACTTTTGGGTGTCTTTTCTTTGACAAGTGTCCGTTTGCCATCTTGGACCAATTCTTTGTTATCATTTTTTATTTTACTCACCTCCATGATATTTCATATTTAATATATAGTAACTACAATTATATAAACTTTTTTCAATGTTCAGAATGAACTTAAAATTAATTCCGTTTCTGAAAATATTCAATTTTTGTGACCGTTTCCTTGAATTATAATATAAAGTTTAATTTTGAAACTACAAAGAAATCATTCAGAATTGTGATTTTTATAATCTTTAATATATTGACCTTGTAAAAAAATCATACATTGAAGAGATACATTGTCTGTCAATACTCAATAGACCATGCGATTTGCTAGTAGGTTGACGAAAAAAATTCGCGCGGACGCCGGATGCCGGCGCCCGTCGCCCGGCTCACTGCCGCTTCGCCTCTATCGCGACCCCGCACTTGACGCAGATGTAGTAGAGGGGCGCGGTCCGGAGCGCCGCGTCCTTCTGAAGCTCCTTGCCCGTCCACTTGGCGTACCGCTTGTAGGTGCCCACCTCGATGAAGCTTCTGTTGCCGCAGCTGTCGCACATCATTTACGGATCCCGCTCCTTGATGAGGCGCACGGTGGCGTCTATCACGTTGACGGCCTGCTCATAGCTCCAGTACTCCTTCTTGCTTAGGTACGCTTGGGCCTTTGGCGAGAGCAGCTCCAACGCTTGCAGTATGTCAGTGCTTTTCGGCTTGCACACCAGCGCGTGCGCGAGCTCAACGAACTTGTTCCATGTGTAGTCTATGATCTCCTCGTCCTCGGGCCCCATCGCGTATGTCATATAGATCTCAGACAAGTCGTCCTCGACTTTCTCCATCAGTTCCCGAAGTTCTTTGTCGATTTTCGCCTTCGCCTCCTTAACCATTTCGCGCTTGGCCAGGAAGCTTCTTAGGTGCACCTCGACGATCTTCACGTAGTGGTCCCAGCTCGCGATCTCGCCCTCATGCACCTTGTCCTCGTAATTGACGTCGCCGTCCAGGTTCCTTATGGACACAGGCACGCCGACGACTTCCCAGTTGACCGTCGCCCAGATGCTGATCCCGAGGTCCTGGCTCGTGAAGACGTACCAGTCGCCCCCGCAGTCCGACTCGATGCTGAAGAGGAACTGGTTCCCGCAGAGGAGGACGATGTGCTTGTTGCGCTCCTTCGCCTCGTTTGCTATTTTGTCCGGTATCAAGTTCTCACCTCCTTGTAGACATGGTCCGCAGCGATTTTCACATATCGCTTCGTCGCCTTAACGAGATTCAGGAGCCTGAGCGCCTCCTTGCTCGGCAGGCTGTGGGCGAGACACGACGTGTGCGATATGTGCTCGTTCCACGCGCTCTCGAACTCCTCGCGGTTTTTAGCTCTTGTCATTTCGCGCTTCCTCCTGTTTGTTCTATGCTTTTGATTGTCGCGTCAATGTCGATTTCGCCGTGCTCCCTCCATTCGGTCCCGTGCTTCGTCACTTCCTTCTTGCGCTCGGTCCTCTCGATGAATTCGCATCCGCACTCGGTGCAGACGCAGTCCCAGTGCTCCCAGTCGCCTCGCGGATCGCTCATCCGGTCGTCGTACTTTTCGTCTATTTTGCTGGATCCGCACTCCGGGCAGTATGTCATTTAAATCCCTACCAGCTTCACTTCTTCGACGTACGCGTCGTTGTCCAAGAAGCTCTGTATCAGCTCCTTGTCGAACTTGTCCTCGGTCATGAACTTCTCCTCGGCGTCGAGTATCTCCTCGTCCGTCAGTGCCTTGCCGGATTTCGAGACGTACACGCAGACGACGGAGTCCTTGGCCCTCTCGGATAGGTTCAGCAGGACGTAGCACTTGTTGAGGATGCGCTGTATCTCGCTGTCTATCTTATTGACGACGAACCAGAGCTCGGGGTCGTTATCGAGCATCGTCATTTGGACTTCTTTTGGCGCGAGCATATATGCGTCGTATCTGGCTTCAATACTTTCCTTTTCGCTCATTTTTTGTGGCTTCCTTTTTGTTTTTTCATCAATGACTTATATGTATCTGAGAATATATAAAGGTTTCTGTCATGATTCATGGGCTCGGTTCCGGATCATGGATCATGTCCAAATATTGTGTCCCTGAGAAATCGCTAGTAGGTTGGCGTAAAAAAATTCGGGGTCAGCGCCTCGCCCGCTTGCTCCTCGGCGCCGTCCCCTTGCGCTTTCCCATGGCCAACAGCACACCGTCTCGTGCCGCCCTTATCGTGTCGCCGCTCCAGTTGAAGTTGGCCGCGGTGAGCCTGAGCCGGTTGAACGCCCTGTCCGGATCGGTGCCCATGTCCATCAGGAAGCCCTCGACCGCATTGCTGTCCGCTCGTTTACGACTCGCTAGCTCGTGTATCTCCTTCGCTTTCAGCTTCCTCAACCGGTTCGAACTCCTGTATCTTGACACTCAGCTCGCGCCCCGACCCGAGCGGCTCCGCGATGGTTATGTAGGTCTTGTGGTCGGCGAACCTCTCAGCCTCAAGCTTGCGCATGATGAGGCTGACTCGTACTTTGCCGTTCTTGCGGACGGCTCTAAGTGTTTTCACTTTTGTGCTTCTCCTTCCAGATCTCCCCGTGCTCGTATACGGTGTCCTTCTTTAGGCACCTCTCGATGAACTTGCACCCGCAGTTCTGGCAGTAGCAGTCGTTCACCTCGAGCGTCCCTGGCACATTGTGCAGTTCGACCGGCATCTGCTCGACCTCGTCGGACCCGCACTCCGGGCACTCGGTTATCACGGTTCTATCTCCTTTTTCCATGTGAATTCCTCTACGATTTCGGTTAATGGGTATCCACATTCTGAGCACATTAATTGCTTGTTCTCCGTCATGTCTCGCACCCGCATCCGCATGTCGTTCCGGGCTTCCTTGGGTTTCCGCACCCTTGGCAGTAGATGGCCTTGATGTCTTCGTACTTGTAGAATTTCAGGAGCTTCATCGCATTATCAGCGTTCTCTCCGCCGTGGACTATAAAAGTCTCTATGGCGCAGAACACGTTCCCGTCATCATCCTTGCATATCAAGTAGACGTTCATTCTGGGTGACTCTCCGCCTCTCTCTTCAGCGCAACGGCTTCAGCGAGCACCCAGATCTTGTCCTTCTTCGCCTCCTTGATGAATTCGAGCACGCGCCCCTTGAGCATGTAGTAGTCGAGGTCGAGTCCGGACGTTCTTATGTTCTTGAGCCCCCACAGTATGCCGTACGTTCCCTCGAGCTTGGCGATGGCCGCAAGCGCCTCGTCGATCTGCTTGTCGTCCGCCTTGACCATAAGCGCGAGTATGTCCTCGGCGAGCTTTATCGCGGGCAGCGTTTTGTCCATCAAAGGTTCTCTCCTACGTATTCCGCGAATGAGTCTAGAAGCGCGACAAAGAATCCGCCGACGACTCCAATTATGGCGTTGTTGCTTGCCATGCCGATGATTATCCCGGATACGAACCATTTAAATAGGAACATTGTTATCCTCCTTGCACTTCTTTTAACTTGTACTTGTATATTGTCCCATTCTTCATTGTGACATGTATGCCGAGTACCTCATAGATCGCGATCTTCTTTATGTCGCGGACTTTTATGTTCGTATTGTGAGATGTTATTTCAACCATGTTATATCACAGCCTCTTTCTCCAATTCGCGTCGGCGCCGATTTCCGCGTTCGGCATCCGCGCACTTCTGATGAGCCTTCGTCCAGTACTTCTCAGTCCTCCATTTGCCGGCCACTCTGACGCGCCTCTCCTTCAGCTCCCACCGCACGGCATTTCCGAGGGGGTCGTTGCGCCTCTTGATGTTCCCCTTGCAAAGGGCGCATATGTGGTGCCCGCCGCGCTGGGTGCTCTTGAGGTGCGCGAGCTCCTTAGGGTGCGGCGTCATCTGAAGCACCCATCCGTCTTGCACTTCTGTATCGCCATGAGCGTCTCATCGAATGTCAGTTTCCGCACTTTGCACCTTTCGTGTCCAGCGGCCTTCAATGAGTCATATTTCCAGAGATCGAACGTTATGTTGCAGGTTATGCAATGTCTATAGAGCTTGTCGCCGATCTTCTGTATTACTTCGATTGACGCTTCATAAATTCGCACAGCATCTGTTGGCCACAATATTCGATCTGTCACCATGTTATTTGCAAGGATCTGTATTCTGAAAAGTCGGCAATGTATGACTTTGCTTGTTTTGATTTTCATTGCTTTTTCCCGTACCGCTCGGGGTACCTCTCTCGGCACCGCCTGTCCGCGTCGAGCTTCTGCTTCCTGAGCCTCGGCAGCCTGTTGACGCGCTTGAGCAGGTTCCTCGCCCACTGGTAGGCGTCGGCCTCGATGAATCGCGTCTCGTTCCCGTTGAACGACCTCGTCCCGTCGCCGTTATTGCGGAACAGCGTCCGGCCCTTCCCTATGACTGGGAAGATCGACTGCATGTGGTGCCGGTACTCGTGGAATGCTGTGTAGAATTCGGAGTTCCTGATTACCCTGGTCTTGCTCATGAGCAGCAGTAGGTTCACTATTATCTTGTCATGGTCATACCACGCTGGGTACTTTTTGAGGTATATTCTCTTCGTGCTTTTGCACAGTTTGTTGAAGGCTTCTTCGCTTTGTATTACAACAATTTCGGGTGCTTTTACGCCGTAGAATTCGTTGAGTATTTTATATGCATCAATCAGGAGCTGCCCGACGGCGGATATCGGTTTGTGCAGGTTGTCGCCGCAGACTTTGTGCAGTTCCGCGAGGGCGCTCTGTGGTACGTCGCTGGCTCTGAACGGCTTTGCTGTTACCATTCAATTTCTCTCCGATATATAGTGATTTCTGCCATATATAAATGCTTCCGAAAAGATCCTCGCAAAAAAAGGTGGGGGGATTGGATTGCTGCGTCCGGGTCGCTATGGCTCTGTTGGGACTTCGGCCGGTTCCTCGGGCGAGGTCTCGCTGGCTTCTGCGGCTTCGGCTTTGGCGGCTTCCTTCGCTGCCTTCTTCTCCGCGGCCTTTTCCTTCTTTGTCTTCGTCTTCGGCTTCTTCACGACGACCTGCGGCTTAGGCTTCTCGTACCCTTGCTCGCCTGTCGCCGGGTCGATCACGCTGACGCGTATCTCTTGGGCGTCCTTGTCCCACGTTATCATCGCGCCCCTGCCCTCGTTGTGGATGCCGACTAGGTTTGCCGCGTCCCTGACGTCCACCGGTATCGTGAACATCGCGGTATTGCGGCTCATCATGACCGGCCTCCAGTGCGGGTCTCGCCCCGTCTTGACGATTGTCTCTCCTTCTGGTATCGTGCTCACCTCCTTCTGTGCCTTGTTAGCGTTAGCTTCCAGCCCCGCGTCTTGCCGCGTATGCCTCCGTAGAACTCCTTCTTCCAGTCCGCGAAGTCCTCGGGTATGTCGATGACGAACACGTCGGCGGATTCCTGCTTGAGCGTCGGGTTCCTCTGCTTTATTGGTAGCATTATTTTGGGTTTCCTGACCATATTTCTGGCTCCATTGATGTGCTTGTGTTTTCCTTCAATATTACATGACATGCCGTCATATATAAACGTTTCTGTTTTTTGCTGTGCTCATCTCGGTCCGGGGCCGCGCTCAGTATCGGCGCGATTTCGCGAGCCATTATTATTAGTCGCGTTTTAGAAAGGCCGCACCGATCTTGACCGCCAGGTACACCACAGACAGGACGATAACGCTGTATCCTGTGATTCCGGCGAACTCGTTCACGGCGGATGTGAATTCAGCAATCACGGTATATCACCTCCACTATAATATAAACTTGCCAGTATTTAAGCGTTATTGATTTAGAATACGTATTTGAAATATGCTTTGTCCATATCTTGTCAAGGCAAAAAGACTAGTAGGTTGACGTAAAGTCTATTCATAGACTATGTATAGACTGTTTATTATTGCTGATCGAATGCTCATCAATAATATGTTATAGCTGATTAAATACTCAATAATAATGAAAGAAAGGGACTCGAAATGGGTTCCGTTTGGTTGATTCTTAGACTTCTTCAGCGCCAATGAATGTATAGTACCCGGTCCTAATTCCGCTGCTTTTGTATCGGATCTTGTAGGATTTTCCGATTACAAACTTTGTTATATAGTTGCGGAAAACAAGCACTTCGCCGTCCTCGAATTTCACAATAGTTATGTCGCTCGTCCCGAATCCGCCAGCGGAATAATCAATGTCAGCAATTTTCCCAGTCTTCTCGAGTATCTTAGGACCCGGAATATGCATTGCCAAAGATACGACGGCGGCGAATATTACAGCAATGACTAGTATACATGCGAGCGCTGCAGTTTTCGACATGGCATCTCACCTCCATTTTAGTGTGTCAAGGCTTCTCAATAGCGAAGAAATAGCTAAGCACTTGGCTAACCTTTTCCTCTGATATTCCAGTCTCTTCCGAGATTTCCGCAATTTGTTCCCTTGTTACTTCCATATTTATCACCTAAACATAGTTAATGCCGTTATGACTGTAAGCATATAGAGGGCGAAGAGGGCGATTACAGCAACATACTGCTCAGCTGCTATAGCAACATAAATAAAATAGATTATGATTATGAGCAATGCAACAAATGGTGATATTATGAAGATTGGCGCGAATTTATATTTCATCTTTCGGTTCCCCTATGAGTTCCGTTATCGCGTCTTGCAGCCTATTGGCGGCGCGCCTTATCGACTCGGCGAGCTCCCTGTCGGTCCCCGTGCGGACTCCCCACTCTATCTTGTACTTGAGCGAGGCCAGGTCGGCAAGCGCCGCGTCTATCTCCATGAAGCACTGCTGGCAGTAGCAGTCCGCGTTCTCCTTGCCGCAGAACTCGCATATCGTCATCTATAGAATCTCCAATCAGGTTTTGATGGTTTTTCTTCGTGTTTCTCTATTTCTGTTTCTTTGTCTTTTGGTAACAAATCTTTATGTTCTTTCAAGATATGACGGTTGCGGCTTGACTTGTGTTTGTATTCTTTCGGGCAATATGGGCACGGGAATGTCATGGTTTCGCTTTCCTCTTCGTGTGCTTCCTCAGCAGCGTCAGCTTGCTGTCCTCCATCGCGATGCCGATGGGCATGCCGTACTTCTCCAAATGCCGCAGGAACTCGTCGGGCTCGACTTTGCTAACTTTGCCGGTGCTTGCGTCCATGACGACAATTTTTTTCTGCATGAAGAGCTCCAACGGCATGGATCCAATGCATGCGACTCGCGTGACGTGCGCGAGCTCCCAGGCGTCCCTCCTCGGCGCCCGCTCGTAGTTACCTCTGTGGCGCTTCACTCCTCGCCGTCCTCCTCGAACAGCTCGTCATCGTCATCTTCTAGGTCAAAGTCCTCTTCTTTCATCTCTTCACGTTCCTATGTATTTCTTTCGGAAGCGCGCGTTTCTCGGTCTTGTCCGCAGCCGTGCGCCTTGGCCCTTGTGGCCTTTTGGGCATATCGGCGCGCCGTTCTTGTCGCGCTTTGCCTTGTCCTTCGGTACGGCCTTTCCGCACTCGCCGCAATAGTAATTGTCATCGAATAAGTTTGGCCTTGTCATGATTCTTTCTTCTCCATTCTCGCATTTCCTTGTCATGCTTCTCGCGTGCCTCTGGGCTAACGTCGTACTCGGCTATTACGCCGCTCGCGATCAGCTCCTTTATGATTTTCGGATCGATGTCTGTCATACGCTGCCACGCTTCCTGAGTAGCTTGTGCGCATAGGTTTGGTTGCAGGCGCGGCGCAGGTCTTGGTCGCATTTGCGGCATTTCTTCCCGCCTTTGCGGATTCCGAAATCAGCGCAGCCATCGTCTTCAAGCATTCCTTTGATGCGTTCTAGGATGGATTCGTCTTCGCCGACTTGCGGGACGTAGTATATTTCAGTCAAGCTATGTACCTCACGTTCGGCTTCTTCAGCAGGTCGGGCTTCATGGCATTTATCGCAATGACTGGTATAACCAATCCGAATTTTTCGCCAAGTGCCTCAATAATTTCTATGCCGTCTCTGTCAGTCCATTTGCCGTGTGAATATAGAATGATGCTAGGATCAACACTGCCGTTTTCTTCTGTTATTATGGCCATTGTTATGAACCGTGCCTTTTTTAGCACTTCTTTAAGTTTTGTCAGATTAATCGGTTTATCGTATTTCCCGAGTTTCAGTGTCTCTTCCTTAGCCGTCTTCGACACCCCCCTTCCTCGCGAGCTCTGCCCACTCTTGCGGCTTCTTCCGCTTGTTCTTCGGGAACTGCTTGCATTGCGTATAGCCGAATAGGCAGTCCCGCTCGACTTTCTTGGCGCAATACTCCTTATAGTGCTGCACTGATATCCTCTTCGGGCATTTGACGAACCACGGGCACAGCGGCTCGGGCAGCCCGCTCATCGTCAGATTAGGTAATGACGTTCTTTGGTGCATTGGGCTTCCCACCTTTTACGTGTGCGAGAGCTTCTTCGAATACTTTTGCTACCCGCATTGCGGGATCCGTTATCTGCGATTCTTGCAGGAACCCGACAAACGTTTTCGTCAGGAAACTTGTCTCCGTCTCAATAGACCCACTGATATTCGCTTTCCGCAGCCACTCATCTGGATCTTGTCCCAGCGCCTTTATCATTTCTGCGATCGTCTGCCTTTGCGCGATTTTGCTTGTTTCGATATTGAGTGGCTCCAGTGTTATTACCGGCTCGATTCTCCTGTACAGTTCCCGCGTCTTTTTCTCTGACGGCAGGACATAGTGCTTTCCGGCTCCGGGGATTTTCCATGCGGCCATTTTCATGATATGGTCGCGCTTTATGATTGGTGTTCCGTCGGTTCTGAACTTCTTCCTGAAGGTCTTCGGCGTTATGGCGATGCCGACGCGTTGGCCGATTGCAACAATGTTGCGGTACAATTGATTCTCGCCTATCGGCTGTCCAGGCTCATTTTTCCTTGTGAGCAGCGGTGAATTTTCGGTTAATGTTTCGCCGGATTCAATGCGGCTATCTAACGACTTCCAGAGCAATTCAGTCGTTGCTAGTGATAGACATACCGCGAATTCCAGGTCTTCCTTGTTTGATAGTTTCCTGATGTACGCGCGCCGTGCTCGTTTTCTATAGTCTCTTTTTATATCTACGAACACGAGTTCAACGACATCGCCGGGTCGTGCGCCAGTGTCGTTCAGTATTCCCATCCGGAGTTTTTCGTCAAAGTCAGCGTATCTGTAGGCTTTCATGAGCTCTTCCGGTTCAGGTATGACGTATCTGGTCGTCGCTGACGCGTTTGGCGTTTTTCTCGTGAATGGTATGCTGTTGGATCTGAAGAACGACCGCAGAACGCCATAGTGCGTTTTCGCGGTGTTTCGCTCTAAGCCGCGTTCATCGCTTATTAGATATTGGAAGTACCGGCCGACAATTGTCTCTGCGAATATCTTCTTCCCGAATTGGAATTCCTTTATCGTCTTGGCGATCAGTTCGATCGCATTGTATCCGTATTTGCTTTTGAGCCATTCATTGAATTCGTTGAAATACCTGAGGTACATTTCCTTTGTGCTCTCGGACCCTGTGTTGTCGGTCATGACCTCGATTATCCAGTCCTCGACTTCTTGGCTCTTCAAAATTTCCAAACTACAGTTTTCCTCCAGATTATAAAGGATTGCGAAGCTATATAAACGTTTTCATTATTGCTGGCTGGACACTCAGGTTTATTATCGGGAAAAATACGGTGAAAATTATGGCTCAATTTTGCGATAATAATAATGGTACTGAATATTGCGCCGATTAATACCATAACGCATATTCACCTTGACACAATTTCCATTTTAGCCACGCAATGATTTTATACCTAGACCTGTGGCGGAAGCCGCACTTCCCGCAATGGGGACTTACCCACATCTTATTGTATTTAATGCGCTGTAATGTTTGTCTTTCCATTAGATCGCTTCCTACGACAAAAATCCAGTAGGTTGACCTAGAAAAATATTGGGGGTTGCGCGGAGTCGAATACTCATCGCGCTATCCCGGCTTTTCCTCTTCTCGCGCCGCCCACTTCAGCTTCACAGCGATAGCCTTGACGGACCAATATATCCATATAGTCAGACCTGCATTCGCGCACCATGCAACTATTGTGTTGTAGTCCCACCCGGTAGCTATTGTCAGGGCTCCAATTAAGATGCTTAGCACTAAAGTGGATAGGAACTTGACGAGATCGAAATCTTCTGGCGGCGTATTCCGTAGGTAGCCGAGCATTGATGTCAGGAAGGCGATGACGAATGCCGAGGAGACTGCTGGGGCGACGTTACCGAGCACTTCATCGATTGGCGATTCCCCGATTCCCTGAGCGAAAACCGCCGGAATTGTGAATGCCAATAGCGTCATGACGATAAGCGCCATTGCGGGCAGCATTGACTTACGCGTCAGCTTTTCTCACCTCCCATCGCCGGTTCCTCCTGTGACTCGAGCGACTGCGACTGACCAGGCCGGACGCAAAGAGGGAGAAGAGGCGCGGACGGACACCTGCGAACCCGCCCCCGCCAAGAAAGGAAACCTCATAGCAATCGCGGCTTTCTGGGTCATGGGTTTACTTGCGGCCCCCTTTGCTCTTGTGTTAATTCAACTTCTCCGGATCTTGGCGAGGGCGCTTTTGGCGACGGCGTCTTCTTCTGTTCGGCTGTTACCATTTTAACGTTGTCGTCTTTGTCTAGCGGCAACCCGAGCATGTCTCTGAGTATTCTCCGGAATTCCTCAACTTTGATCGAGCGGTTCTCCGCCATTCTGACTAGGAACGGTAGCATTCTCAGCATCATTTCCGGTTCGAACACTTTCGCTGTTTCCCATATGAGACGAACTTGCGCCTTGTTTATGTCAAATCCGTATCCTTCAAGGACTGGCTTCCAGAAGAGCTCTTCCATGGAATATTTCAAAAACTTCTGCATGCCGACTATTTGCGGCTGGAGTATCCTGCGTATTTCCCGTATCGATGCTTCGCTGAATCCTGCGGCTGAGAAGAATCTTGCGGCTGGTGTCTGCGTTCCGATAACGTATATAGTGTCTAGGTAGTCGACGTATTTGTCGAAACCCCTCGATCTCTCGGCAACTACTGGCGTTGCTCTTGCGTCCTTAACGTTTGATGTTAGTCTTTTGCCCTTTCTTGGTAGGGCTTTAACTTTCGCATCAAATTTCTTCAGCGTCTTGCTGTCTATTCCGGGGAAATTCCACAGCTCGTTTGGCCCGCTGAACAACTCGAATTGGTCTATCATTGCTTGTTGAAGTCTTCCGGCGATCTTGTACGGTTCTATCCTTGAGTCGCCAGAGCCCAACGGCAGCTTCAGGCAAAGCCGCTGGATTATGCCGGTGCCGAAAGCCTCATCATTTATGACGTTCCACATGAGGTGTTTCATATGACTTGGTTGTATTAGTTTCCCGCCATACTTTGAAAGCAGTTTGTAACCGACTTTATAATTTCCTGTTGGAATCCAATCGCGTTTCTCACCGCGCAAGATCATTTCGATAGATTCAAGAGGCAGATATCTCGGGAAAAAGATATCGCCTTGCGGGATGTAAATGAACGCGTTCCCCGTGGCCCAAAGATCCCTAGCGCTATACTGTAATTTTCCAAAAGCATTTATTCCTCTGTTGTATATGTCGATGAGTTCTTTTGCGTTGACTTCAATAGTGCTATTGTCTACGAGTTCGACTTTGACGCGATTCTCTTCTTCCTTTTTGTTCATTGTTGTATGGAACCCTGCGCCGGCAGTTTGCTGCCAGAGGAAATCGACGGAAGCTCCAGCGACAATGTCGGCTCGGTAGACGCTCGTCATTGTGTTGAAATCTATTATCGGTCTTTCTCCCATGCTTTTGTCGACTTCGGGGACCTCAAAATCTGTGACCTTGGGTCTGTCTCTTTTTATTATCGACTCGTGCATTGCGGGTTTTATTCTTTTCAGATATTTTCTGACTACTGACATGTTTTACTTCTTCCTCACATTGTGTTTAAAGCGCTTCAAGGAGCGCCTCTCCCTTCTTTGTTCGGATATACGTTCCGCGCTTCGGCTTTTCTATCCAGCCGCGCTTCATGCAGTACCTGACGGTCTGGTAGAATTCTGCCGGCGAAGCCTCCGTCTCTATCATGAATTTCGTTTGCAGGGGTGTCCACCGCCACAGCTTTTCAGTTGGCGGTTTCCTTCCCAATATTTTAAGCAATACCTTGATGAGCTTCATCTGTCTGGAGAGCATTGTCGTTCCCTTTCGCCGGTTGTTCATTCGAGCTCTACCTCCACAGGCAATTGCTTACTGTAATAATAACCTTCGCTATGGTCCGCATGGTCGCAATACTTGACGACAAGGATGCCCTTCTCAGTATCGTACGCTGCGCCCATGGATGCGTCCGGAGTGAAGTCCTTCATCGGCGTGGTGTACGGGCCGGTGCCGTGGTCGTCCGGGCAGAACTTCCAGCAGTCGCAGTACACGTACTCTTGCGGCCTCGGTCTGCAATGCTCTTTTCCGCAGACCGGGCAGGTTCCGCAGGCGTGGCCGACTTTCGGATACATTTAAATCACCTTGATTTTGAATAAAAAAATGGGGGGGATTTGTGCATGTTCTTGTTTCAGTCCTAGTTGGTTCCTCTAGCTACGGCATCGTTCCTTAGCATTCCGCACCCGTATCTCTCGTTCCCTTGGACGCCGAACTTGACGTTCGCGGGGTCCTCGTACGGCTTCGTGTTCACTTCCCTGCGGAGCAGGAATACCCCGGACGCGTTGGTGTCGATGCAGAGGGACTTCGAGATGAGAGTGCTCCTGACGAATTTGACGCCAAGCCCGCTGTGGTATACGACGCCCTTCCTGATGTCCGCCTGTCCGTGCGGAAGGTACAGAGAACTTATGAACTGGTCGTGGTTGAACAAGTACCCGAACTCGGGCGCGTTCATGGCGACGACCTCGGGAACATAGTCAGCCTCGGCAACGGCGCTGACCAGATCGACGACCTGCGCCCAAGTCGGCGCGTTATCCGTGATCGTGATCTCGGCCCCAGTCGCCAAGTTCCCAGCGGCAATTGCATTATATATGGAAATGATCTTCTGCGACTCCTTCTTCGCCAGTGCCCTGCCGATGGCTCCTAACTGGTATTGCAGAACGTTCCATGCGGCGTCTTCAATGTAGCCCTGCGTCCACTCCTTCTTCGCGGATATCTCGATGTTCGCTTCCACGTTGGTGAATTCAACTCTGCCGCCTGTGCCCATCGGGGGGGCTTCTCCGCTCTCGTACGCGACAGCCTTGATCTCCTTCGGGAACCTCTCAAGCGCGTTCGTCGTCCGCATGACCTTGATTAGCTCCCTGCCTATTGCGTTCTCCCAGGCGATCGGCCATACAGTTGCCTGCACGGCGCCCAAGGCACCGGCAACGTCCCTGTAAAGGCCTTCTTTGAGTATCTTTGCGTAGAAGGGGTGGTTCTGTGCTTTCGCCATCAGCTCGTTCCATGACGCTTCGCCGAGCTCTGGATCGTTGACGATTGCTTCCATTAACTTGTTGTCTTCCATGAAGATCACCAGATTAATTTTCGCAATTTATGAACGCAAGGCCGGTGTCTGTCGTTAGGAACGTCTGTATTGCCCTGCCTATGACTTTCTCGAACGTGTTTGCGCCGACTGTCACAACGACCCCGGACGCTCCAGAGACGATGTGCACTCCGCCGGTTATCCCGCCTGAGGCGGTGACCTTCCCGATCCCTCGCGTCATGATCGGTATGACTTCGCCAGCAGCGCCGGTTTTGAGCGCCATACCAAGACAGTTAGCAGCGGCAGCGCCAGCGGTGGACACGCTAGGCAGCTCAGCAACTGTGTTCGTGTCGAAAATGACTATCTGGCCTTTCGTCACGCCAGACTCGCACTTGAATGGGTGTATGCTTGCCTGCTTCTCGTCGAGGCAATCTCCTAAGGCTAATGCCGGAAAATTATCTACGCTTGCCATTTTGCTTTTCTCCAATTTTCGTTTAGGCTTCGCCGTCTAGTTAGGCTACAACCTCCAACCGTGTTATGGGTTAGTTTAAAGTTTCAGCATCCTTTTTACGCGGGATTTTTCTGGGTTTTTCGGTTTCTCAGTTTTCGTTGTTTTCTTGGTTTTCTCTTTCAGATTTCTTATCCGAGTTCTTAAGCCTTTGATGATTCTATCCTTAGTTGCTAATTCTAATGTCGATATTTCAACAATCCGTTGTGCTATTGTATCAATATCATTAGGCGACAGCGGCGGTGAAAAACCGGCGAGCGCCTGTTTCACCCGTGCTACGTTCAATTGGATTTCTCCTTGTACTTCAGCAGAACGGTTTTCACTGACTGCACGGTTCTGGTTCCAGTGGCGTTGGCGAATCTGAGTATTTCGGGCCTCGGCAAAGCGCTTTCGACGTCCTCTATCAGCTGTTTCATGTTTGCCTTGTCGACTGCGGCCTCTTCCTTCGAGAGATCCGCGGCTTTCTTGCTCTCGTTCAGTTCCTTGCGCAAGTCCGCTATCTCCTGGAACATCTCAGCCCTGGCTTCGGCGAGTTTAGCTTCCTCGGTCTTCGCCTTTATGGCGGCGCAATACGCTGCGGGGTTCTTCTTGTCCGCGTGCGCCTTCTCGCATGCTTCCCAATTCTTGAAGCCGCCAAATGGCTCGCCGAGTATCTCGTCGACTTCCTCGGGCGTCAGGGAAAATCCAGTAGGTTGACCTGCGGAAATCTCGAGGCTCTCTTTGAGGAACGTGTATTCGTTGATCGCCTTCGCGAGTTTCGGGTCGCCGGCTTCGATCTTGTCTATCAGGCCGAATCTCAAAGCCTCCTCTGCCGACATCCAGACGTCCTTCTTGTGCCATATCTTGTGTATCTCTTCCGGCGAGCGCCCGGTCCTCTCAGCGAGGATTTTGACCATCATCTCGTTGACCTTTTTTAGCTCCTCGACCTCGTCCTCGATCTCGCTCGTCTTTCCCCACATGAAATCGCTGACTTCGTGTATCAGGAATCTCGTGTTCGGCGTCGCTACCCGCTCCGTCCCGCCCTGCAATAGTATGCTGCCCATGCTTGCGGCAAGGCCTCGGGCCTCGCAAACTATGTTCGTGCCGGTTTCGGCGAGCTTCCTTATCGTGTCGTAGACAAGCAGCCCGTCATACACGCCGCCCCCAACGCTGTTGAGGATGACGCGTATCGGCTCCGAGCTTTCGTTTGCGAGGAACTCCAGTCGCCTTAGGGCCTTCTCGCACGAGAATTGGCCGACGTATCCGTGGAATATTATGGTTCTTTCCTTGAGCAAGGACCATTCGAGATGGTCTTCTAGGCTCTGCAATGCGGGATCTGCTGGTTTCGCCTTTATAATATTGGTTGGCCGTTTCGTTCCGGCAAGGAACTCCCCGAGCTCTCTGATGGTGGCTATGTGTTTTCCAACACCGTTCATCACGCCTTCCCAGACTTCGACAGTCGACTGCGGATCGCCTGGTGGAAGGAATTCCAGAAGGGACAATGCACTGAACTTTATGTTCTTCGGGGCGATCGAGCCGTCTTCCTGGTGTTCGAGGATTCCCCATTTGAATTCCGGGCTCATGTGCGCGATTGCCTTATTGCGGATCTTTTGCAGTATCACTTCATCATCGCATTCGGCGACGAACTCGAGCGCGCCATCTTCATACTTGGCGCCGGTAACTTTATACGGTAGAATCCGCCAATGATCTAGTATTAGCGGGACGCCAACAAGGGATTCAGCGCTGGCTTTGAGTTCGCTCTCGAGATACTTTCGCACTTTCGGCCACTCGTTCGGGTGGTACGTTTTGACCGGGTGTATCGCTTTCCCTCGGATCAGCTTCTTGCCGGGGACGACTTCAACATCGCCGACCCAGCTGAACGACTCTTTGCCCCGGTTCGCGTAGAACCAGCTCTTCGCCTTCTCAAGGTCCCAGCCGTCTTCTTTCAGGAACGCAAATGATTGCTCGTACATTCCGCCAACATCACTGCCTTCTTCGCTTTTTGGTAAGTTTCCTGCGAAAAGGAATATTCCCCGTTCCTTATCGACATATACGATTTCAATGGAATCTTTATCAAAGCTCTCGATATCTCGATGGTTGCTGAAAATAAGATCTTCGTTCTCTTTCCAATCCATGCTTTCACTTATACTCCTATAATTATATGCTATTATTAAACTATTCCGTGATATATAAATATTTCTGGCTAATAATTTCCGGGAAACGTATATAAGGCATTGTTTGCATAGATTTATTGTTTGTTAGATCGTATGGATGCTTTGAGGGTTGGAGTTGTGGTCACGGAGTTGCTGAATTAATGCCCACGTGGGACTTGCTTGAGAAAGATTGGAACTCGCTGGGCGATTGGACAAAGCTGGGTCCGTACGTGAGCGAAATCTCTCCGCCAGGGCAGCTCCACAATTTCAACGAGTTTAGCCCGGTCAGCAACGGGCGATACAAGTATCTCGCCGGTGGTTTGCCGGACCAATTCTACATCAGAACGAGGATCGTCGGCGACAATCTTGTTGCGACGTTCGGGCACATGGATTTTGAATTTAGAAATGGCATCCATGACTTCTCAATAGGAATTTACTCGGACAGAATCACAATCACTAGAGAAATCGGCGGATGGTACACAAAATACGTAGACACATTCGAGGATCAATGGTACATCTGGGATTTTGTCGTAGATAGCTCTATAGGCAAAGTAACTATTTACAGAGATGAAGTCTATATAACGGATTACACTGGCATAGTCGAGAGTGCTAGCGGTGACGGTCTTGTGCTGACCAACGTCGCGACCTACCTCGCTGAGATGCACGAGGACTACGTGAAGATCCGCGCCGGGCTGACGCTCCCGCCCCTCTCGACGGAGTACGCCGGGAAGATGCAAGCCGTAAGCGACCACGTTCCCGGGATCGCAAAGGCGCTTCCGATAGCCGGCGTCGTGAGGTCATTAACTGGTGGTGGCCGTGTAAAATCCAACTTCAAAAGAGGCAAGGTAAAAGCATTATCGTGAGTTGTTGACATGGTAACAGAAACGATTAAAATCGGTAGGCTGTTCAGTTGGAGCCGAAATTTTAATGTCGACCATAATGAAAACGTAGGCGAAATCGTGTACTATCCAAACCCGGACACGGAGCTTCATATTGAACTGACCGCTAAATCCAAACAAAAACTGAAGGATATCCGCGATGAAGTCTTAGCGATTATGAACCGTGAAATCACGCTGGAGGGAACTGTAGTAAGACGCCGAGAAAAACGGATCGTGTTGAAGCCCGAGGAACAAGTCGAGGAATGGTTTGAGTTCTAATGGCAATCACCTATGACGCGCCAAACAACACAATCACAGTAACAACAGATTACAGCGACCTCCTCACGGACATCTGGAACGCCGATCAAGCTGGAGGCTGGGGCGTCGTAAGTAAACAAGGGACTCACCAATTCGAGTTCGACTGTAAACTGAAACTTGGCGACGGCTCAACATCCACAACGCTGAGTGACCAAAGTAAACAAGCCGTTTTTAAAGACGGAATAGCAACAGTACCTGGTACAGACATTGTTAGGATTTTTAATAATGCAACTGTGACCTTTGGAACTTTGATTGACGCTACTGAAAAACTTGGAGAAAATGGTGTTCAAATCATTTGGTTGGAAAGCACATACTTTTTCCGAGCAGTTAGAGTTGAGAATGGAGGTAAACTATACTTATATGGATGCGATTTGACCTCAACAATTAAATCGACAACTGAGGTTATCGCATATAATGGCTCAACCACTCGGCTATATAACTGCCTCATTAATGGAATACAACTTTACGGGTACGGTTTCGATGTCTTTGATGTAACCATGATGGGCGGAACTCCGGGAGTCTCAATTGCATTGCGTCCTTTAGGCACAGAATGGGTCTTGGAACAAGTTTTAGCTACGGACTATTATTACGGTTATTATACAAAGCTTAGTGCAGGAGTGACGTTAAGAAATGCTTACTTCCGACAGAATACCTATCAGATTATAGCATCCTCAATAAGTGCGAACAGTTACTTTGTTAATCCAGACTTTGACGTTTGGAATATCCTTTGGGGCGGAACTTGCACAGCAGAAATTTATCGTCAATACACATTCAACCTTAAAGTTATGAAAATAGACCAAACACCAATAAACGGTGCAACCGTCACGCTGAAAGACAAAGATGACAACGAGATTTTCTCAGTTTCAACGGACGCTCAAGGAAACATCACCGAGCAAACCGTCAGCCGAGGCTATTATGACCAAGCAAACGGTGATACCCTTCAAGAATATAGTCCACACGTCTTAACAATTTTCAAAGAAGGCTACGACCAATACGAGATTAAATTCACGTTGGACGAGCCTATCGACTGGCGCGTCGCATTGGCCGTTTACATTCCAAAATGCGCTGGACGGGGCAGCGCTGTTTCAGATCATTCAGTTGGAGAGGCGAAAGTTAAGGTGAGTGTTTAGGGATGGCGAACTATACGCAAAGGAGCATAGAGCTGGTCGATGGCATGGACGGCAAGGACATCAATTTGCAGGCGCTGGACAAGAACGGCGACCCGGTTCCCTTGACCGGATGCACTGTGAAATGGCATATCTGGAAGGATGGAGCGACGAGCTGCGTCTTGATCGCTACTTGCGTGGCTGTTGATCTCAGCGTCGGCAAGGTCAAGTACACGATTCTTGCCGCGGATTGGGGAACTGGGAAACTTGAATCCGGCAATGATTATAAATCGAGTCTTGTCGCGACGAAGACTGGGCCTCCTTCTTACGAGGAGGAGTTCATAAATCTACTGGTCACGACGATCGCGAAGGCCCCGAGGACGTGATAGGAATGACTCATGCGACAAAGTCGATGGTGAAGTGGCGCCTGGGGATGACGCCGTCGGAAACGCGGCGCGACACCGAGATAGACGCTGCGCTCGCTTGGGCGGACGTGCAAGTCGATGACGCGTTTGACGAGGTTAACGAAAGTATCCCGTCCCCGACGCCATCCGTGATAAAGGAGATCGCTGCTGATTACGCGACGTATTTCCTTCTCAGGAATAAGAACCAGGCGGCCGCGAAATTGTACCTTGAATATGCGGCCATGCGAATCGAAAAATACATTTTTGCTAGATATAAATCGAAGACGTTGGTGTGATGGTTGCAAAGCCCGGCGAAGACGATCAAGGAAGCTTTGGACGATAACTGGCAGGCATGGGGGACTCTGAAGAAGTCATCGATAAACTTCGTCTACGGGGCGCCAATCTCCCCGGAAATGCGGTTCGCGAAACACAAGTTGTCAATGGAAGTCAAAGATCTTGTCGATCCGATAATTAAGAAATCGCTGGCGCGATCAGTACACAAGGATGTTATACAGGTTGATGCTTGGCTGCAAGTCCTAGAGCTTGACGAGAAGAAGAAGGCGGATTTGCTTGACGATATGCAGTTGATAAAGGACGAGGTCGAGAGGATAATAAAGCTGAAGCAGAAGACTCTGACTGGTATAAGGCTGGCTTATCCGCGGTCATGGCAGCCGCTGAATAACCTGAGCTCCGAGGAAGAGGGTCCGTATCTGAGGTCCGTGCTTTACGTAGTTTGCGTTTACGAGAAGCCCTGAGGCCGTCGGTATTCCGGCGCTCCAGGAGAGCTGTAAAAACGGAGGAAATGAAAAATGGCAGACGTTCGAGCGGGATTTGACGTAACTGAGGCGATGTGGATAAAGGAAGCGACATTCGGGGGCATACCACAGTCCGGGACATGGCAGTTCTTCGGCGACGTCATCGGGTTCGACGGCAAGCGGCGCCCAGTATACAAGCCGAGGGTCGGCATAGGGCGGCAGTACCCGAAGGAGCTCAGCCTCCAGAAGGAATACGCCGAGCTTCTTGTCGAGGCGGAACTGCTGAAGAAGGACGTGACGGTTGGCGAGGAGTACGAGTGGCTGAATCCTTACGCGGCTATATGGGGCGCGGACGCCGTAGCTGCTACTGTGAATCTCGAGAAGCACTGCTTTTCGACGGTAGTTGGCGCGAAGCTGGATCTGACGACAGACGAGTATCTGACATTTGTCGGGTGCAAGCCCAACGAGATCACATTGAAGGTCGATCTCGAGAATCCGATGAAATTGCTGTACTCTCTGGTCTCGCAGAAGAAGACCCACGGAACAGTGGATTATGTCCAAGGAACGGCCGACAGAAAGACATTCCCTACTGAGTCATACATAAGACTTGCGGATTGCGATGTTGAATATAACTCAGCAAGCATCATCGAGAGGCTGCAAGCGCTTGAGTTCACAATGAGGCGGGAGATTAATAAACGTGGATCAAAAACTGGCGCTGGTACATTGTTTGCGAAATTCTCTGAAGTCGGATTGTCGATGGAAGTGTCATTGACTCTCGATTTCGACAGTACAAACGAGCTGACGGATTTCCTTGGAGACACGACTCGAGACATAGAGATACATGTTCCTACTGGCTCCGGCGGAAGGCAGATAAACTTGCCGACATGTCAGTGGAAGGAATTCCCGGCGCCAATCAGGGAAGTCGATCTGATAGAGCTGAAGATAACAGCAGAGGTCCTTGGCGTCCCGACGATAACGACAATACCTTAGGTGGTACTGATGGAGATCACTGGCGTAGTCACGAAGAAGAAGTACAAGATCCGTGCGTTGACGTTCGGTGAGCGCAATGAGATACTTGATGAGATCAGTCTAGGCGATTCGGAAACTGGCAAGGTCAAGATAAGGCCGGGACTAGCAAGAATCATGTACATAGAGAGAGGAGTCGTTTCGCCGAAACTTGACAAAAAGCAGATAAACGCGCTTCCTGAAGCCGAGGGCAATCAGCTCTACAATGCGATATTGGGTTTGACGAAAGCCCCTTTAGAGTCATCGCCGCAGCAATCCTCATTTACAAAAGAAAACGAGTAACGAAGAAGAGGATTGACAGGGTACTTAAAGATCTGCTGCCCGATAAGAAGAAATCCGAGAAGATAGTAGAGAGGGATAGAGCCCTGAGACAAGTAATATACCATAGGTTCGCTAGGCATTATGGCTGGACGCAAATGGAAGTTGATGCCATGAGCGTTCTGAGAATCGCAAGCGAAATGGTATTGCTTGCGGAGGATTTGAAAAATGTGCCCGTTCACAATGGAGATTAGAGTAAGCGACAGATTACTGACGCGCTTCAAGAATCGCGCGAACATTGTCGAGTCTGTTGCTGCGGTGATGCTTGTTAGGATGAGCGAGGCTGTGGCGATCTCGAGAATCATTGTTTCAGTGCGCACTGGAAATCTACAGTCGAAAATTGGTATCATAGATTGGGATCCGAGTATTCCGGAAATATCCGGTGGTGTCATCGGTGTCCCGTATGCTGTTTTTGTTGAATTCGGTACAAGGTTTATGCACGAAAGACCGTTTTGGCGTCCACCTGTCTGGGAAGCTTTTTTTAGAATGCTTGATGATTTCGGAAAAATAAATAGAGGTGAAATTAGCTATGCCTGAGGACGAGATAGTTACAGTATGGCGCGAGGAAGGCCTCGAGGAGATAATGGTCAGCGCGCAGGACGCCCTAACCATAATGAAGGAATTCCCGGAAGCCGGCGAACAGTTGAGCCGCGAGATGAAGCGCGGGACGAGGACGTTATTCGCCCAGAGGCGGGCATTGATAGCGATAAGGACTGAGTGGAGAACTGCGCACGCAGAACTAATAGAAGTTACGCGCGCCTTACAGGCGATCGGGACTATGGGCAAGACTGTTGTTTTTATGTGGCAGGCTTTCTCCATAGCTCAGATGCGTGTTGCTGATGCTGCTCGCGACCTTGATGCCGCGCAAGCAATGGTCGCTGTAAACCAGGATCGTTTAAATACACTGACGCAAAGGGGCGTAACCAGCGGCGAGAATTACGAAAATACATTGGCGAGACTCGCTGACGCGAAAAATCGCGCGTCAAAGGCTGGCGCCGATCTTGCGGCTGTGCAGCAGCAGAATATCTTTGGCTATGCCGGCATGGCGATGCAGGTCGCCGGTTTGGTTGGTAATGTCATTGATTTGGCGTACCACATGTCGATAATTAAGGCGCTGCATGCTGCTACTGGAGTCTCAATTGGTGCGGAGACGGCTTCTCGCTGGGGTTTGGTTACAGCCTTGTGGGCGCAGGTCAAGGCCCAAGTTGCTGCATTAGCGACAATGGGACCCGCGGGTTGGGCAGTTCTTGCCGGAGCGGCAACTGTCGGCATTGGAGCGCTAGCTTGGTGGATGTCCCAGAAGACCATGCACGAGGGCGGGGTCGTCCCGGAGACGAGCTGGTACCTGCTCAAGAAGGGCGAAACCGTGTTGCGGTCGGGCGCTCGCGGGGGCACTGTCATATATTTCAGTCCGACGATTTACGGCGATGCTGGAATGCGCAAGGAAGTGTACGATGAGTTCATAGAGAGGCTGAGGCGGAGAGGGGCAATCTGAGTCAATTTAAGGCCGCCACCGGCAAGGTTGTTGTTGGTGCAACACCGTACACGATTCCGGAAGAGGACATTGATGATTTGAAAATTAATTTGTCATTGCTCGAATTCGGAGTCAGCGGCGGGCTTATTCTACTCAATAACAAAGACGGCTTTTATAACACAAAAGTTGATGAATACGATCCAATCACCGTATCTATCTGGCGAATCGGCGAGAGCGAAACTGTGATTTTTGCTGGGAGAGTCGTGCAGCTTGGCTGGGATGCTGATTTGAATCGCGGAGTCCGTAACTTGCCAATTTACGTTGAAGATTACGGGCAGGAGTTTCACGCTCCACCGGATTTTTTGACTAAAGCATATGATGCAGTGAGCGGCAAAACGATAATAGAAGAAGCTCTCGTTTTGTGTTCGGATGTGACAATGGATAGCACAGACGATGGTTCAGATATTGCTAGTACGCATACTGAAGAATTTGAGGATGCGAATCCTTATGATGTTATAACGAAAATTTGCCGCAAGGCGAAAACCGGCGGGGGCGCTGTTGGATTTGATGCCTATATTGACAAAGATAAGAAGCTTCACATTTTTTATCGCGGCAAATATACGAGTTCGATAAACGTTGCTGGAAGATTTATTAATTATCTAAGAACCGACGATATACATAGAGTTAGAAGCAAATTTCAAGTTTACGGTGCTGCTGAAAAAACATATCCGGCGCTTCGAGATTCCTGGAGCGAATCGCTGACGCCGACTGAAGGTGCGTGGTCTTGTGCTGGCGGAGCAATGTCGGTTTCGTTAGACAGCTCAGATAAACTTTACGGAAGCAATAGCATAAAATTTACGAGCACAACAGACGTGACGCCGGATTGGGACTGGTTCAAGTTCATGCTCAGTCCAAGCAGTAATTATGCCGATGCCAAAAAGCGGCACGGTTTGAAAGCCTTCGATTGCTGGATTAAGCTCGACGACAAATGGAGCGGCGTTGTCGGTATAGCATTGCATCAAGACGGCAATATTAATCCGTCAATTAAGCAGCTTATGAGCGTCGAAAAGGAAGAGTGGACACCGCTAAGTGTGTCGATGGGACCTGACTCAGAGAAATGGGGAAGCTACTTCAACGGCTTTCAGGATCCGTTGCAGTTCCAGTGGGACAAAGTCAGTGGCTTTTACTTTATGATCTACACGAGCTCTGGTGGGACGCGGAATGTTCGCGTTGATTCTCCGCATTTCGGCAAGGAGCGATTTTACGGGGTGCAGGAAGATTTGGTTCACCCGTACGGGATACGGATGGCGAAGCCGATAATCGACGACAATCTGAAATCGGACGCTGAATGCTTGAATTTTGCCGCGTACAAACTTAATCTTGTCAAAACCAAACTCATAAATTTAAAGCGCCTCACTGTCGAGGGGGATTATTTTATTCCGGGATATAAACAGAATATTGTGACTGATGATTTCTCGATTTCGAATTTGCGGTTATTAGAAATTGCCCATGAGCTGAAGAAAACGAAATGGGAATGCGGACTGACAATGGGTGAGTGATATGCCAGAACCACAAACTCGCGACAAAGTTATTATTGATATTATAGCGCGGCTCGAGCGGCTTGAGGATGTAAGCGGCGTGAGAAGCACCAGCACTGCATCTGGCGGGTCTATTACAGAGGAGTCGTTCAAACCAGATTTCTGGACTGATAATCTCAAATTCTTAGCTGGGATTTTTGATCCTAGTCGATTGAATATCATGGGTTTTCATATCGTTGAAGATTTGACTCTGACGGATAATACGCCATCTGGTGGTTATGTTACATGGTCAGCATTCAAAGTTTATTACGATGGTTCTGAATATGGTGTTGTCACAGGGAATTCTAATAAGAAATATCTGTGGTGGGACAAGACAGCGCCATATCAGATGTCAGCATCAGATACGAGACCGACATTGCTTGATGAGGATTGCATAATCGCGATGAACCTCAGCGGGATTGGTTATAAGACGGTCATGGAGACGTACATGGAGGGTGGAACATTTCGCGCCGGGTCGATAACGGCAGCTGATGCCGTCTTTGGCACAGCCTGTATCCAAACAGCGGACATCGCCAATTTGGCTGTAACAACAGCTTTGATAGACAATCTCGCGGTGACGACGGCAAAGATAGACGATCTCGCTGTCACGACGGCGAAAATAGGCGCAGCGCAAATAACGTCGGCCAAAATAGATGACGCTCAAATCCAAACGGTTCATATCGGCTCCGGGCAAGTTACTATTCCGAAAATTTCAACTTACACGCGATGGCAAGTTTACACGAATCAGCGAAATGTCGTCCATACTTTCGGAGGCGACAAATACTCGTTAAAATCCGGCGATTATGCTTTCAACAAAAACGAGTTGCTACTGGAGCTCACAACAGGCAGTACAAGCATGGTCTATGGATATCTCATAATGGAGAGAGCATTCAGCCCGGAATTTAAAGCTAGAGCCAAAATCTCGGGTACGCTAGCCCTAGATACTAACATGCTCTTGGGACTCGGAACAGCATCGCAACCTTGGGCGTTCAACTTAAATCAACCACTTGTTTTGTCCACAAGAAATTGGACAGTGAATACAAAAACAGAAGATCAACTTGGTTTGCATCATGCAACTTATGCAGAAGGCACATGGATGGAAAACTATACCGTATCATATGCTGTAAAATGTACTATTAACAAAATCGCTCCAGATGGAACGCGCACAGCATTAGCTAATGCTACTTACACAGTTACGCAATCATCAAAAACGATGGTGAACTGGAACATCAATTTCAGTTCCCAAAAAACATTAGCCGAAGGTTATGCGCTAGAAGTTGAATTGCGAGGCATATTGGATGGTGCTCCGAGTGCTTTTCCGATCTATTTAATATCATCACCGGTCAAAGAACTTGTTATCCCATCTGGGAACTCAATAACGATTTATTTATATGTGAAAAGAACTGGTGGAGTCGGTCAATTTTGGTGGGGTTATAGCAACATATCTATTGTTAATAACTCGCGCATAATCCTCAATTTTACGCATGCTGGGTTTTACATTACCCCTGGTGCCACAGCAGTCGCTTATTATTTATGTCGCGACTTAGGTGTTGAAGAATCTTTCGTCGTCAAAGGCAGATACAATAACGACGACGGCAAATCCTACTGGTCTTTTGACGAGGCTGGGGAAAACTGGCTATTTTCAGATGATGTCATAGACCCTCCAGTTAACATGCAAGACGGAGTTTTTCAAATTTCAGCTAATGCCCAAGGTTCAGACAAACTTTACGTTTACAATTTCATTGCGCAGGAGGAATGGCTGTGAAAATCGTTAGGCTGAAACTAATTGAAACGACAAAAGACCTAATAGACCTTGGTTTGCCAGCGCCAGTTTTCACGATGGTCGAGCGTGACGGAGGGCGCGTGAGAGAGATCGTGTTCGACACGGATGACGAAGCCAAAGTTATGGCGGCCATGGACATCATTAAACAATACATGCCTTTATACCGACAAGTTGAAATCGAAACAAAAACTAAGAAGCAATTTAAAAAAGACATGGGAATACGCGGAGAATGACAAAATGAATCGCGACAAGAAGCGGGACATAATGGTTTCGGTGAAGGATAGCGACATTGAGGAATTGGATGAGTGCTTCGTCAGGTTATACCGCAAGCTTCTGGAATTGAAGAAACTTGGCACGGAACCGAAATCTAGGAAATTAACGAAGTCGATTGTCAAGAGCGCGATATTCAAGATCGGGCTGGAGCGCGTCAAGGACATGAGCTGGGAGGATTTCAACGACATCTGCGAGAGAGGAAACATTTATAAGCGTAGGAGATCATAAATAGTGTGATGGAAGATGATAGACAAATTCAGTCCGGCGACGAGATCTCGAATAATGTCGCGAATCCGGAGTCAAGACACCAAGTGCGAGCTCCGCCCGAAAGCCGATTTGGAAGCGCTCGGTTTTAAATACCAGCAGAAACTTCTCGGGATGAAAATAGACTACGTTCATGTCGAGAAGGGAATTGCTTTGTTTATTGATGGCTGTTTTTGGCATTGCTGTCCGATTCATGGTAGTATGCCAGAAAGCAATAAAGATTATTGGGTTCCAAAGCTTAAGCGGAATGCCGAGCGGGATATTGAAAAAACAAAGAAACTTTTAAAAAACAATATCCGAGTCATTCGCGTTTGGGAACACAGTCTTTCTAAGAAAAAAGCTCTTAAATCTTTAATATCTTGCATTTCATCATTGATTGATGAAAAAGAATGGAGTGTTATAATAATATGAACGGAGGTGAATGAACGTGAAATTGGGAGAGCAAGTTATCGAGGACTTGAGGCAGGCTGATCCACGTGATATGTCATTGATAATCCCGATAAGCAGAGTTGCTATGGCGAAACCGGTTAATTGGCTTGACAACAAAGAGGCGATCGCAAAGAAGTTTGAGAAGGCGGCAAAGGAAAGCACCGGGTTACCGTCACTGAAATTTGAAAAGCATGTTCCGGTGTTTCTGAAGACTGTCGGCAAATCCCGGATGACGAAATCGCAGTACGGCGAACGCGAGATCGTCACTGTGGAGATACTCGAGCCGAAAACCATGAAGGAGAATCCGCCGGGGACGCGGATGACTCTGTGGGTAACGCAGGAGGTTTTCAGGACGAAGATAGAGCCATTCAGAGGGCCGGACGGATGGATCCCGGCGGAAGTCGAGCTTTGTATCGTCAATACCGGTGAGGAGCAGGGAAAGCGCTTCAACTATCAGAATTACTGGATCGGCACTGCTGAGCAAGGACTCAAGATATTGGAGGGAAACGATTGAAACTTGGAGAAGAATTGCCTAACGATACTTCGATATTGCGGCTGCGACTTCCGGTCATGGAGATTGCCGAGGACAAGTTCCCCGAGCGCGTCAGAGCAAGCACGATAGCGTCGTACTGGTGGTGCGGATGGAAGTCGTATGCGACATCAATGCTAGGGCTGAGAATGCCGGAGAAAGAATGGATGAATCTCGGAACAAATCTGCACGACAAGCTTTTCGAAACTATGGGCAAGCGGTTTCCGTGGGAAAGGAAGTTCATAGAGCGGATAGATAAGTACCGGCAAGATGAGCGCGGATTCGTCAGAAGGTTCGAGGGCACGGAGATTTTCGTCGACATAACTGGGCACCCGGACGACTTCCAGGTGACTCCGGGCGGCTTAGTCAGCATAATCGAATACAAGACGACGAGGATGCCGCTGTATCTCGTGAAGCGGTTCATACTACCGATAGCGAAATTCCAGGCGAAGATATACTCGTACGTACTGTCGCCGACGATAACACCGCTGGGCTACTCTTTGGGGAAGTACCATGCGGCGGTTATACACTCATCCAAGGATCTCGCGTTGATGTGCTACAGAATCGTGGAATACGATCCGCCGAAGATCAAAGCAAAGATCGAAGAGATATTCGATTTCTACAAGCACCCGGAAACGATCAAGGCGCCGGCGAAATGGAAGTGCAAGTATTGCTCCAAGGTCTACAAAAACGTCTGCCCCCTTTTTTCTAAGTAAGTTTTTTTCTATGTTGTTTTATTTCTAAGTAAGTTAGCAAGTGTCTGCTTATATATACAGTGTTTCAATAATATTACTGTAGAAAAGGTTCTAGTTGGTAATGTGAATGCGCGGTGAGAATCCCATTTCGTTGAAGCTACCGGAAGCCTACGTTCTTTCAGCGAATTATGCTGGGAAGAGCAAGGTGAACGTTGTTTTGCCGGGAGGGGAGTCTTTCGCCGTCAGCATACCGGATTGGGAGATCATAAACCGACTACCAAGAGAAATGCCATTAATACAGAAGATCGCTGCGGCCTTCGGTTTCGTGAACGAAAGCAAAGATGAGAAGATTCTCGCGTATGACTTCGAGTCGATATCTAAGGGGATTTCGCCGAATCCAGATCGCGACACATTGTTATCTTGTGCTTTTTGGGGCGATGGTTATGCCAGCGTTTACAAGAGCGACAATCCTATTGACGTACTGACATTTTTCATTGATACGATAAACGAGCGAGATCCTGATATCATTGCCGGATACTTTGCTAATCGCTACGATATGCTTATGGCGCTAGTCACAGGGAAACGGTTCGGTATTCCTGTAAGTATTGGGCGCGACGGATCAGAGCCTGTTGTTATATATAGGAAATTTGACAATGCGGCATCTGCGGGAGACAGATTCAAGGTTCGGAGGATAGATATTGACGGCAGGTTGCACTTTGATGTATTCGATGAGGTGCTGTACGACCAGAGCCTGAACGGCATAAAGGGGGTCGGTTTGAAGGCTGTGGCGAAGTTCCTGAAGATAAAGCACGTTGTTGAAGTCGACAGGCGTGCGGTGAATCTGCTTAACACCGTCGATCTGCTTGACTACAATCTCTCTGATGCGCGGCTCACTTACATACTGGCGAAGACGTACATGATGAATCTCAAGCAGCTCGCGGAGGACATGCGGCTCCCGATGAATCTGATAACTACCAGGACGCCGTCACACATACCCAATTACATTTACGGCAGAGATTTCTTGAAAAGGGGCATTCCGTATTCTGGCGACAATCAGACGCGGTTCCCGAGCATATTTGGCTCCAGATCGCGGAAGTGCTATCAGGGCGGTTATGTTGACATATTCCAAACTGGGATATTCAGGCCCGTCGACAAGATCGACTTCGTCAATATGTACCCGGCGATAATGGCCATGGGGAACTTCGATCCATACAGCGTGACACTTGTTGATATAAGCGAATTCACAGATCAAGCGCCGAGGTTTGACGGCGACAAGATAACGGTGTCTGACAACATCATTGGCGATGTGACGTGCAGGATAGATTTATCGCAAGATTCGGCAACAAGGGTGTTTTTGAGCAGATTCATAAAGACAAAGGCCGCGTTGAAGCCGCGTTCGCGCACAGATCCGTTGGCTAAATCGCAGTATTGGGTCGTTAAGCTTGTGATGAACGCGGCATCGGGCTATCACGGTCTTAGGTACGCGAAATGGGGTAGCGTTCTCGTCATAATACTGACGACGGCGATAGGCCGCTGGTTCTTGAAGAGCGTCTGCGCGATGGAACCGACAAGGATCGAGGCCGATACAGACGGTGTTTACGCGAATTCGAGGCTGTCGCAAGCGCGAATCCAAGCTTATGAAAAGGCGATTTGCGATCTTGTCCCAGATGACTACATGAAGAAATTCATAAAGCTGGACGTTGACCACTACAAGGCCGGGCTGTTCACGAACGAGAAGAACTATGTGCTATTGAAGGAGAACGGCGATCTGCTGTTCCATGGCGCTTCGCTGAAGGGGAAGCATCTCCCGGCGGTTTGCGACAGGGCGCTTCAGAGGCTGATAAGCGTGCTCTTTGCTGACGGGAACTGGCGTTCCATATTGGATGACATTGTCATGATGCCAGAGGATCTCAAGGATTTCGTCATGAAGGCAAGCTTCAACAAGGTGAACTACGAGGGCAATTCCCTGTACGCGCAGCTGGAGAAGCAGCTTGCGAACCACGGCATACAGATATTCGTCGGTGACACCGCAAAATACGTCAAGACAGTAACTGGATACAGTGTTGTTGAGTTGGCCGGAAGAGAGGACATAGATGAGAATTACTATCTCAAGCGCATTGCAGATATTATCACAAGGGCACTAGAACCCATTGAAAGTTTAAAGAGCAAGGATTTGTTGAAAATCATGAAATCGCGAGGTGATTCGTGAAATGGCGACAGCGAGCGGCGAGACGGAAGTCACAATGTCCTGCAAATGCCCGGAATGCGGGCACGAGTTCGAGGAGACGCAGAATGTCGAGGTCGAAATCGAATTCGATATGAGTGACTATGCGCCGGATCATAGTTGGAGGGATTGACTTGAAGCCGACGAATATCATAGTGTTTGACGAGGAGAAATTCGAGAAGTGGCTGGAGCAGATGGGCATAGAGTACGAGAAGCGCGACGGTGAATATAAGTTAAAGACGCCGATAGATCTTGGCGTGAAAATCCCGCCGGGTGTCCAGATTGCGGAAATCGACAATAGCGTTGATGCCAACAAGATAACCGATTTGGAGACGAAGCTTAAGGCTTGGCCGATTTTCATGCTCAAGGTCCGGGCAATTCCGACGACCGCGACTTGCGGCGGGTTTAGCGTATTCTGCTCGACGCTACAGACGCGGCTTACTATGGGCTCATTGAAATACGCGAGTTCATGGAAGCATGTCGATCTGCTTTTGGAGCTGGAACAGGAGCTTTACGATGTCGCAGCTTACGCGTATCTTGAGTGGCTAAAGCGCCGCAGGAAGATAACACCAATTGCTGAAGCTGAGCTCGTCGGTATAGCGGCGGCTGCTGTTGTTTTGTGGCAGTTCGTTCAGATGCTTAGGGAGGAGGACAATGCCAAAAGAAAGGTTTAAGATATACTTGTCGCATGCCATTGAGAGACGTCGCGAGGGTAATTTCTTAGAGTATTATCTGAATTATATGCTTGGCGAAGATAACATTGAGATTTTCAATCCGTTTAAATACCAGGGAGATATCAGAGAAGCCTGGCTCAAAGGAAACCATTCAAAGGATATTGCCGATCAGATAATGCACAAGGATCTTGAACTTATACGCGATTCAGATCTGGTTTTAACTTTTGTTCCTGGAAAAGAGAGCATTGGCACGTCAATGGAGATATTCTTCGCCAGATATCATCTCAAAGTACCAGTGATTATTCTTATTCAGGAAGCGCATCCGTGGCTTGTGTCATTGGGCGCTTGCAGAGTTACAAGTTTAGAAACGCTTGTGACGGAGGTGATGAAACTTATTGAAGCTAAAAAATAATGTTTGGTTTGCCGCGCAGCCAGATGGTAAGATTGAAGTGTACCCGGCGAATGACATGTCCGTCAGTCTCATCGCGTACCCGAAAGATGTCGAGAAGTTCATAGCCTTCGCTGCCAGGACGACGTATAAGGGGCACAAGGCCGGGTCGCCAAGCGATATCGATCCGAAGTGGGCGAAGAAAATGCTGAAGACTGTGCTATCGTGCGGTCACGGATCCGTCATTGAGCACGGGGTGTTCACGTTCGACATTCGCAACATCTCGCGCGCGCTCACGCATCAGTTCGTCAGGCACAGGATCGCCAGCTATACGCAGGAGTCGCAGCACTACATAAACTACGGGAAGCTCATGGTCGTCATGCCGAAGAAGCTGACGCCAGCGGGGAAGAGGGTGTTCATGTACGCATGCAAGCACGCCTTCGAGAAGTACCGGCAGCTCATAGATTTCGGCCTTCCGCACCACGAGGCGAGGGCCGTCCTGCCGAACGCCGTCGCGTCCAGGCTTGTCGCATCGCTGAACGCGAGGAGCCTCTACAACTTCTTCGGGCTGCGCTGCTGCGAGAGGAACACCTGGGAGATCAAGGAGCTCGCCTGGAGGATGCTCGCGCTGTGCCGCACTGCCGCGCCGACGCTCTTCTCAATCGCGGGCCCGAGATGCGTCCAGCTGGGATTCTGCCCGGAGGGCGCAAACACTTGCCCGGTGTACAAGCGCGTACCGAGGAAGCCGTTCGGCAAAAAGCTAGTAGGTGAACGCTGATGGAACTTGAAAAGGGACAGAAGCTCCTGGAAGAGAAGCTCGTCGAGCTCAAGAGGATGTTCGAGGGCGCCGGAGGCGAGCTGATAGTCGTCTGGGCGCCAGGGACCGAGATGATACGCGAGATAAACGGCACGCCGTACAAGCTCAATGGCGAGGTGAAGAGCCACCGCATACTCATCTACGTCATGAACATTCAGCAAGCGACGGACGTCCTGCTACACGAGTACATAGAGCACATAATCAAGGAGGAGTTCTCGAAGCCGTTCATCGTGCTGTCGCAGATGCTCTCGCAGACGTACGCCGACGTCGCGTACTTCAAACAGGAGAAGATAGTCAAAGCATTGACGACGCTCCTATCGAAACGGTTATCAGAGACCAAAAAGCTCGAGAAGCTCAAGGTGATCGAGAAATGCGAGTGAAGCTCGGGGACTGCGCTGGCGTAATACTGACGAAGGAAGACCATGAAGAGATCAAGGAGGAGATCGCTGAATGGCTCAAGGAATACCCGTGGTTGAAAAAACCGGCGATGAAGGCCATGCTCAAGCGGACACTCCGCCTGAAAAAGCGCATCGACAATCTCGAGATCTGGATGGACGATTCCGCGAACGCCGACTATCGTGAGAGCGCCGTATTCCTGTACGACAAACTGCTCACTAGGCTGAAGATGATGATGTCCTCGATGGGCGTCACGCACACAGCCCAACAGTACATAAAATCGTCAGAACGCAAGGGCAAAAAACCGGAGGATTTCTTGAAAGATGCTGAAACTAAACTTGAGAACGATGCAAAGGGAGAGAAGCTTCCAAGTTAGAATGAAGCGGCGCGTTGTAGAGATCTACATGCGTGTCGCTATCAGCGATAAGCTTAAGGACATTCTCGAGAGAACTCGGCACGATATCGTGCTGTTCAACAAGTACATACTTGAAGACGAGGATCCGGAACCTTGGAAAGTCGTTCTGCGGGAATTCTTCGATCCAAAAAACAAATACTACGAATTGCTGATGATAATCGGAAGGAAGGGCGGGAAATCGGTCCGCGCAGCGAAAATCGCCTTGTTTTTCGTTTACAAGATGATAGCTGACGATGAATTTAAGAAATTATTTCGCTTAGTACCAGATCAGCCTGTATACATTTTAGTTGTTTCTGTGACTAAGGATCAAGCGGAAAACATAATAATGGAGTACGTTAAGAGCTTTGCGAAAAGGAGCTGGTACCTCAGGCATTTCATCTCGAGTCGAAGACCGAAAAAAGACACGATGATTTTCGACGGCAATATAGTAGTTAAGGCTCAGGGTAGCTCGAGCCGGGCTATGAGGGGATATCCGTGCCTTGTCGTGATATTCGACGAGATCGGCCACTTTGTTGATACTAAAGGAAATGCGAGCAGCACCGCAGTATACAACGCAATGGTGCCGAATATAGCGATTTTCGGCGACCAAGGCAGAATAATCGGACTGACGACCCCAGGAGCTAAAAGCGGGATAACGTTCGAACTGTACACGCAAAAACAACAAGGTGGTCTTCCCGGAACATTGGTTATAAAGAAACCCACATGGGAAATGAACCCGCTTATCAGCAAAGAATTTCTTGCGCGCGAGAAAGAGAAAAATCCATATACCTACGATTGCGAATACGGAGCAGAATTTTATGAAACGATTGACGCATTCCTCGATCCGCGAAAAATTGATATGTGTGTGACAGGGCAAATGAACGAGCTGACATGGTTAGCCGGACCTTGGGATTACTTCATAACGCTAGATCCCGGATTGAAGCACGACACGTACTCTTTCGCTCTCGCCCACATGGAAGGCAAAAAGCCTGTTATAGACTTTGTGACGAAATTCGAGAGTCAGAAAGGTGAACCTGTGCAGATATCCGACGTTGAAAATTTCGTGTATAAAGTCTGCGAGATTTACCCGGTGGTGAAAATCGGCATAGACCAACACCAAAGCGCATCGACAGTGCAGAACCTGCAAAAGGAGGGTCTTCCGATCGAGGAGACATTCTTCTCAGCACAATACATAATGGCGATCTACGAGAGACTGCGGAGATTCATACACGGGAAAACCAAGGCAGTTCTCCCGCCATACGCGATATTAATTAAGGAGCTCAAGATGCTCCAGATACGGTATTCCGGGCACAGATTCGCCGTCGGGGCGCCACGAGGCTACACGGACGACGCCGCGGATTGCGTCGCGAACATCCTCTACATGATGACGAAGGACACGATAAAGGGGAGGCTTCTATAGGTGCTATGCCAAGTGTGCGAGGAGGAAGTCAAGTGGTGGCAGAGAAAGATCAAATCATTAGATGGCGTGTACTGGGCTCACAGGAAATGCCTGCCGCTAGGATTCCATCATAATTACGGAAACATAAAATATGCATGGATGGAGGGAAGACGAGATTTGGAAAAAACAGTGAAAAAAACAGAAAATCTGAAATTGATGAAGGTGAAGCGCTTTGTTAGAGACGCCATTGTCTCGTTCGCATTCTGGACTGGGACATTAACGCCATATATGCTGTTCGTCGTTCAAATAAACTTGCCGCAATATGTCGCTTGGATATCAATGCAGGGAATATTGGTTCCACCATTGGGTGCTGCATGTGCGGCCTTATTCAGGTGGATCGACAGGAGGGCTAGTTCAAAGTGAAATTTGGATTCATAGGAGCACAATGCTCCGGCAAATCCACTGTCGTCAGCAACACGTTCCAGCACCTCAAGTGCAACGGGATAGTTGATGTCATGATAAGGAGCGAGGCCGCGAGGCGCTGCCCGTACGAGATAAACAAGGTATACGGCCTCAAGACGCAGTTCTGGATAACGACTGAAGCCTTCCGTCAGGAGCTCGAGCTCGAGAAGAGGTGCGAGCATTTGCTTTGCGATAGAACCGCTGTTGATCAAGTCGTCTATGCGCAGGACGCTTTAAAAGATAAAAGGATAAGCCTCAAAGAATTCGGTTTGATTTACAGTCTGGCAAAACAGTGGCTCAAGGTCCGACCGTACGATGTAACGTATCTCCTGGAACCAGTCAAGCTTTATGCTGACAGTATGCGACCATTCGATATCAGTTGGCAGGAGGAAATCGACATGCTCTTCAAGATATGGACACCGAAATTGTTGGGCGAATGGGGATACATAAAGATACGACACCCGGAAATCGAAGCGAGAAAGAAGATCGTCGCTATGGACGTCATGGCGAAGATAAGGAACCCGCCGGGCTCAGTCATGGGGAGGGCGAGATAGTTGCCATACATAAAACCGGAAAGACGTACTGAACTGAATCCGACATTGCAGCAGCTTTGGGGGATACTCATGGACGAAATCTGCGTGGAGGTCGGTTTCGACACTCACGAGCTGCGCATAGTCGAATTGTACAAACTATCTGGCGATTTGCCGAAGAAGACGCTCGACCAGATCAAAGGCGACGTCAATTACTGTATGACGAAGCTGCTTGTGACGCTAAAAGAGAAGTATGGCGAGAGTTATACCGTATTGTCCGCGATAGTCGGGATACCAAGGGACGTCGAGGCAGAGTTCCGCAAGAAGCACATGCGCAGGTACGAAGATAAGAAAGAAAAAGAAAACGGAACAATTCTACCATTGAAGGTGGAAAAATGAGAAAGAAGCAAACGCAATTCTGCATTAAACACAAGCGAATAGAGTGCGTAGAATGCTATATATCGGGAGATCATGATGAATTGTACATTAAAATTGTCAAGGAAATAAACAGAAAGGACGATCACGGCTTCTTTGAATATGGACTTGCAGATCGTTTAACATGGGCCCAGGATGTGATAGAAAAGGCCTTTGACAATCGCGAAATCATCCCAATCGACAATTCAAAATCCGAGCTCAGTCAACTGATATGCAGTTATGTCAATGAACTTGCGGACCCAGACGAACCAAAAAATGTCGATTCACTAGGCATATACGTTCTTGTCATGGCCATTCTGGAGGTACCAAAATGAACGAAGAGAGGAAACCATGGTACAAGGACCTCACCGAGAAGATTCACGCAATTGAGAAGAACGTTGCTTACATGCGCGGTGAGCTAGACGAGATGAAGCGGCATAACGGGAAGGTCATCAAGGTCATGGGCGGGATAATCGCCGCCTTGGTTATAACATTGGGCACGATAATTGCGGCAATGGTGCAGGCGGGAGTGATATGAAGAAGCCGGTCAAGATACCGCAAACATTAATAGATAGACTCGGCAATAAGGCCGTATTCGTCAAAGTCGTCAAGCCGATTCCCGGAGTCAAGAAGTCGGGAAAGGGAGCTCTTGAACACGGTTGGACTGAAAACCCATACAAAGCTGACGATCCGGAATTGCAAGAATGGCTCGCACAAGGTGGCAATTATGGGGTTCTTTGCGGGAAGGGCATCTATGAAGTTGATCTGGACGACCCAGCGACGATAAAAAAATTCGAAGAACGCATCAAAACATTTACAGTGAAATCGGGCAGTGGTCATGGGCGGCATTATTACATAAACACAAATATACATGATAATGGCGCGATAAACAGGATTCTCAAAAACGGTAAATTGAAAAATCTCGGAAACATACAGTACAAGAACAAGCACGTTGTTGGTCCAAATTCGGTCCATTACACTGGCGGTGTCTACGAGATAATCCGGGACGTCGAAATCGCGTGGGTCGAGAAGGAGGAACTCGAAGAGATATTCGGCGATGAACTGAAATGGGCGCACGCAAGTAGGAAAACCGCGGCGGAATTTGCAAAGAAAGAGAATGATATCATTGGCTCGGAGATACCAATCAAAGAGTTAATCGACAATTTCGATGAGCTCAAGGAGATTAATTCCGGGGAATATCAGGGGCAGCATCCGGTGCATGGCTCATCAACGGGTATAAACTTCAACGTCAATATTGACATGAATTGCTGGCATTGCTTCCGTTGTAACAGCGGCGGCGGACCTTTGAGTTGGCTTGCCGTGAAGGGCGGACTTATCCGGTGCGATGAGGCAATCAGCGGGATACTTAAGGGACCGCTGTTCTGGGACACTATAGCGCTGGCGAAAAAAGCCGGGTACGAGATCAACATATCCAGTGACGAAGAACTTAACAAGGACGTCAGCAAATATTTTGAAAACGACAAGGCGGGAAGACCGCACTTCATTCCGCCGAAGCTTGCGGTAGAGCTGATGCGGAAATTCCATTATGTCACGCGTGAAGACAGCAAGGTTATTTTTGTCTATAACTCAGAGACTGGAACATATTCACCGACGGGCGAGGCTCATATACAACGGCAGTGCGTTTTGGCGTTGGGAAAATCCTTCAGGAAGCATCGCGCAATAGAGGTCATTTACTACATTTATTGCAAGACCATACAGAAGGTCAAGGAAACGCCGCCGCACATTATCGCTGTGAAGAACGGTCTGCTCGATATCAAGACGCGGAAACTTATACCATTCAGTCCGAAGTACTTCATACTGTACGGATCGAGCGCTGAATACAAACCGGGCGCAAGTCAGAATTCGATATTGAAATTTGTCAGTGAGATTGTAGATGGAAAACATAGATTGACATTGCAGGAGCTTGCTGGGTACTGTCTATGGCGAGGTTATCCGATACACAAGGCTTTCATGCTCGTGGGAATCGGCAGAAACGGCAAAAGCACGATACTCAAGGTTATAATCGAATTGATAGGCCGAGAGAACGCGATATCAATACCGTTGCACGAGCTTGAGGGTTACCGCTTCTCGCGAGGAAATCTTTACGGCAAGGCCGCGAACATATGCGCTGATCTGCCGGATAGGGCTCTGAAGTTTACGGGGATGTTCAAGCAGCTCTGCGGAGGCGATCCTATAACGGCGAATATCAAATTCAAAGGGCAATTTACTTTCTACAACACGGCGAAACTCGTATTCGCCTGCAACAAGGTCCCTGAGAATAAGGGCGACGATACTGACGCGTTCTTCGCGAGATGGTGCATAATAACGTTCCCAAACCAGTTCCTTGAGGGAGACCCGAAGACCGACATAAACATCTTTGAGAAACTTACAACGCCAGAGAATCTGTCTGGTATCCTGAACTGGGCGCTAGACGGTCTTGAGCGATTGATGAAGAACCGGGCGTTCTCCTCAACAGAAGGCATTGATGAGTCGCGCAAGCAGTACCTACGGGCCAGCGCGCCAGTCAAGGCCTTCGCCATGGACATGCTTGTTAACGCGCCTGGAGAGGTGATAACAAAGAGTGATCTCTACAGGGACTTCATCAAATACTGCAAGCGGCTCAATCTTCCGTCCATGGGGAAGTACAAGTTCGGCAGGGAGCTTGTCCAGCACATGCCCAACGCCGTGTCGATACAGGCGACAATATCCGGCAAGTCCGCGCGGTGCTGGGGGGACATCAAGCTCGCGCCGCATGCAAATAGTGCAAATCTGGGGCCTTTTACAACCCGAAAAAATGAGAGTATCAAGGTTAAAAAAGAAGTGCGAAAGGGGCCCCGAAACGCACTAAATGCACGCAAGGAAAAAGATACCTGGTTGGATAATGACAGATCTGAAGTTGGTGAAAATGGTGAAAGATAATATAAGCGACGAGGAGCGTGAGTGGATCGCGCACGAGGAGGGGTACGTCGAGGGCTACAGGGACGGGACGCACGACTTTGTGGCTGTCGCGAGGATCGTGGCCGAGATGCGGAGGCGCGGTCTGCCGGTCATAAACATAGTGAAATTGTTCGGGGGAGGGAACCGTGAGGGATAACCCGATAGCGATGAAGCTGCGCGAGATGTTCCCGAGGGAGTACGAGTACGTCCGCAGGGCCCTGAGCCACACGAACGAGAACTACCGGCTCGGCCTGAGGCAGGAGCAGCGCGTGGTCGCCCGCCTGAAGCGGCACGGCTGGTACGCGCAGCGGAGGCGCATGAGCCGCCCGATGAAGATACGCGGGAAGACGTACGGCGAGGACGTGTTCGCGTTCCGCAACGGGGTCGGCGCCTTCATAACGTGCAAGACGTCCAGGCGCAAGGTCACCACGCCCTTCCAGCACCCGAAGCTCATAAGGCGGATGCGCGCGCTGGCGGCGATGTTCGGGGGCGTCCCGGTGTTCTGCGGCAGGAACGCGCAGGGCCGCGACTACTTCATACGTCTCGACGAGGAG